GCTTCTTTCCAACAGGCGACAAGTGCCTGCCGCGACTCGCTCGGTCGACGCTTCCGACACCGAGGGGCTTCTTTCCAACGGGCGAGAAGTGCCCGCCGCGACTCGCACCTCTGATGTCAATAACACCGTATCACAGGAAAGTGTTCGCGTCAAGGAATACCTTGCGAATTTACGCAAGCCCACTGCACAGGAAACGTTAGCAGCTATTGCAGACGACCCCACGAAGGCGGAGGAACAGTTTAGCCTATCCGAAAAGGAACAAAACTTTGCCAAAAATCTCAGCCAGGCCGCACAGAACCTCAACATGGTCAACGCCGAGACCAAGGCTTTAGGGCGCGAATACTATACGCATTCAGAGGAAATGCCCTCCTTGCAGGACATTCAAAAGAAAAACATAGAGGACTTTACCAGCGAGGATTTCAGCGTACTGGCAAAGAACCTGCTCGGCAGCGGCAAGCAACGCCTTTATACCAAAGAACCTTCCCGCGTATTCGATACGGTAGCCGGCAATAATAAGGCCCTGCGCAATACGCTGTATAACCTGTTCGAAAAGCCTTTTAACGAGGCGGGCGGCAATTATGGCAAATCCCTTACTTCCTCAGTAGAATCCTATAAGGAGATCATGCGGAAGTATGACATAAAGCCTAAGAGCAAAGAAGATATAGCTGCCCAGCGTTACGGAGAAGGGCAGTATCAGGGGCCGAACGGTAAAATGATAGAATATACCCTCGCAGACCTTCAGCGGGATTGTCCTGACACATGGGAGAACGTTAAGGGCTTCGCCGAGGCCAATAGACGGGTGTACGAAGATTACCTTAATCGCATCAATTCCATGATGGAGACCATCTACCCTAACATACTTGAGAATGCCGAGGAAGAATATCAAACTGCGGTATCCCGGCGCGACGTGGCGCAATCCAAGGTTGACGCCATGACCAGAGCCATAACCGAAAAACAGAACCGCATACAGCGGCTGCAGGACACCCGCAACAATAAACAACGGACCGACACGAAGGCTTTCGCCAAGATCGAGGGCAGTATAGCAGCAGAACAGGCGAAAGTAGACAGCATGAAAACCGAGCTGGTACAGCTGGAAAAGAAACTGCGCGTAGCGGAAATGAATGCGCAGGCTCAGCGGGCAGCGATAGACAGCGGGGCCATATATGAAGGCAAAAGGATAATCCCCCGGAAGGACTATTTCCACCACGCGCAGGAAATGCTGAGCGATTACAGCGTGCTTGACTTCCTCAGGCCCAAAAACGTGACCGAGGATGTATCCCCCGCGCTGGCTGGCGTATCCGACCAGACAAAACCCAAATCCCGCTGGTGGGGCGCAATGTTTCACCGGGGGCAGGGGGCATACTTTGAGAGCGCCTCGAACGCCATGGCGAGTTATATCGGCATGGCGGAATACAAACTTGCATATGACCCTCTTACCAACTATTATCGCAAACTGGAAACGACGATACGCGGCAGCGCAGATACCATCAACGCAAAGAACGCCTCAGGCTTTATCGAATGGGTTAAGGACTGGACGGACGGCATGAGCGGCAAAAGCGACCACGTTATAGACCGCGGTGTACAGAAGATACTTTCCCGCCAGACCTTGAACAGCCTGAATAATCTCAACAAGCGGGTACGTGCCAATAAGGTAATGGGCAATATCCGTACCATGATTGTGCAGGCATCAAACTTGCCTAACGCAATGAGCTATGTGACCAGCCCCAAAGCGTGGGCGCAGGGCATACAGATGCTTGCGGATTATCATCACAATCCTGATTCCGAGATAGCCAAAGCAAGAGGACAATCTCGATTCATGGCCCAGCGCTACGGCAGCAGCGCAATGGAGATTCTGGAAAGCGACGGGCTGAGCGCCAAGAAGCTCGCCAGCAAGGGCATGGAACTGCTTCAACACTGGGGTGATGAGCTTACATGGTTCTCTGCTTTTGCGCAGTATAACGAGAACCCACAGGCGGCCATGTCCGGCATGAAGCGCACCTATGACAACGCCATAGACTATGCGGACGACATAACCCGCCGAAGCGTGGCAGGCCGAGGCGTAGGCGAGGGCGCACTGGTTAATAATTCAAAGGTGGTCAATCTGATTGCCCCGTTCCAGACCGAAATACTCAACCAATGGAATACATTTTTTGAGCACGTGAAGGATCTGAAGGTGAGCCCGCAGGCGCGAGCACGTGCCGCTGCCGGTCTCGCGATGTACGAGGTTACGGCCTTTGCATTCAACACGTTAGCGCAGGCAGTGCTCGGTGACAAAGTCGTGGGCTTAGATTTTATAGGCGCTCTGGTAGATACCATAACGAACGCCATAAATGACGATGACGAGGACGAAGAAAAGGGCGCCCTTGATTATGCCAAGGAACTGGGGCAGGCTTCTCTCGGAACTGTAGTGGACGCTGCTCCGTTTATAAACATAATCACCAGTTTCATGGGCGACGAAACCAGTAAAAATTTATTCGGCGAACATTCGCCTACCCGTTACGGCACCGGCAACATAGGCATACGGGCTGCGGCTGATGCCATGATGTGGGGCAAGGATACCGTTGAAACTCTTATCGACATGGCAGACGGTAAAGCTACGGCCAAAGACCTGGATTGGGAAGGTGGCCTTGATGCTGTCGGCAACTTCGTTACTCCGTGGGGCGGCACACAGCTCACGAGGACTGTCAAGGGCCTTGACACCTTCTTCCGGGGCGGCAAATACGATAAGAAGGGCAATCTGCAATACGCTGTTGCAAAAACGCCCGTCAACTTTCTTCGCGCTGCTACGCTTGGACGCAGTATACTGCCGGAGCATCAGGAGTGGATAGCTAAGGGATTCCCAACATTTACTCCGGAGCAGACCAAGGCGTATGATGAGTTCAAGAAGGCCGGTGGCAGCATAAGCGCATTTGCGGATTTCAAGAGCAAATACGACGAACTCAAAAAGACCATCGGTGAGGACAACACCGAGATTAATACTCTCGCAAAAGAAATTGGAGCTGCCAACCCTCTGCTCTCCGAAGCAGAAGCCAAGGAACGCGCACAGAATCAACTCGGGAAAAAGTATAGAAACGCTGAGAACGAATACCTTACTCTTATAGCCAACAGCGATATGACGGACGAGCAGAAGCTTGCCGCCATGATGGCAATAGGGATGTCCGATGATGACATAAACAAGGTCAAGGGGCTTGTGAAAAACGGCGTTACCGTTGGCGAATACTTGAAGTACCAGAACCTTTACAGTTCTCGCGGGTCTACAAAGACCGAGGATAAAAATGCCTTGGTATCCGCGCTCATGGCCGATAAGACGCTCTCCGAGAATGACAAGACCATGCTTGCCAACAGGATAATTGATGGCGATTGGGTGGTGGACTTCAGCAGCCAGGCGACAAACGACATACTTACCCAGCACGGCAAGAGCAGTTATAACAAGTATCAGAAGGCCAAGACGGAAGCCGGGATATCCGCTGAAACGTATCTCAGCTACGCAAATAAGAGCGATAACTTCATAAGCGACTACGACCAGTACGGCACGAGCATAAGCTACAGCAAAAAGGCTAAAGTAGTCGATTACCTCGAAAAAATCGATGCAAGCGAGGAACAGAAAGAATATATGTTCCATGAACTGTTCGGCTATACTTCGAGCTATCAGGCCCGCTTTAAGAAGCTTAAAGAAATCGACGGCGTCTGGTGCTACGAGCACAACGGCGAATGGATAAGGCCTACTTACTAAAGGAGGGACGCATGGCAATACAGGACAACAAAATAACCACGTGGACAAACCCCATCGTCAACGAAGCGGATCGCCCCCAGCGGTCCGCTGCTGACATGAAGGCGATATTCGACAGCAACAGTAACCAGTTAAAGACCGCATTAAATAACCTCATTGATGCACTGACCGCCAGCGGGGCGGGCGATATCGGCGCGAAAGTAGAGGGCATGAGCGGTACTACTATAGGGACGCTGCTTACCGAACTGAAAAGCTTAATAGACGACATTTGCGACGATCTGGATGCACTTCAAAGTGCGGTTCTTCCGGGCAATGACGGAACGTTATTTCTGGCAGATAATGGGGAATGGAAGCTGCCTTCTGTCGGTGCTGCGGCAAACGGCGTTGTAGCTGGCGGCGCAGCGGGGAGCTTATATGTTAAGAAATCTCAAAAAGTATACGACGCGGAATGGAAATCCGGGTACGACCTTGGCCTTATGTTTGCGTCTACCTACGATACCGACAATGACGGCGTTGTAGACAAAGCTGACGACGCCGATAAACTTGGCGGCAAAGCTGCGAGCGAATATCAGCCCGCCGGCACCTATGCGGCCCCGGCGAAAGCAAAGATAGTGTCTCTTGCCATAGCCGATTGGGACGGAGCAGAAGCCCCTTTTACCCAGACTGTTACCGTACAGGGCATGACAACAAACGCAAACATGATTGCGTGTCCCGCCCCGGCCTCGCTTGACGTATATGGTGCTGCCGGGGTGCGCTGCACTGGGCAGGCCGCGAACAGCCTGACCTTCACCTGTGAAAAGGTGCCGGAAACCAACTTGACCGTGAATATATTGATCGTGGGGTAATGACAGTATGATATTTAACATGGTGTATGGAGCCGCAGCGGGCGGCGTGGCCTTCGATGTGCAGATTTCGACCTCTCTGCCGGCAGTGGTTGTCGATCATCAGGTGGTCATACTCACCGGCACGGAGCCGGGCACTATATGCTTCAGCTATGCGGCGCCGGCGGAGCCGGTAAGCGGCGATATATGGATACATACCGTGGACAACGGCGGATACAGCCTGTCCATTGCCGGGGACCAGAGCATATTTTTGACACCCGGCCTTGTTATGCAGTATAATGGCTCTGCGTGGGAATACCGCAACGCATACATAGGCGTCAACGGCGTGTGGACGCTTTTCAGCACTAACAGTCCTCTTTCAAGCTGCACATGGGAACAGATAGCGGGCGTGGCCAACTCCGGCGAGGATGTAAGTAATTTTTGGAAGATAGGCGACAGGAAGCAGCTCCAGCTTACAGACGAGGCTCATGACGTCGCAATATACGATTTCCGCCATGATGACATTGCGGACGGCTCAGGCTACGCCGCAATAACTTTTGGCTTTACCGAGTGCATGAACACAACATACGTGATGAACGGCGGCAGTACCAACGCCGGTGGCTGGAACAACTGCCAGATGCGAACCTCGCGTATGCCGGCAATACTCAATATGTTTCCAGCGGAGCTCAAGAACGTCATAAAGACCGTCAATCGCCGCGTATCCGCCGGAAGCGGAAGCACGACAATAACCATATCAAAGGACAAGCTGTTCTTGCCGACGGAAATAGAGGTGTTTGGCAACACAAACTACTCTGCGGCGGGCGAAGGCAGGAAGTACCCCATCTTCACCACCAACGCCAGCCGTATAAGAAAAGTCGGCGGTGCTGCTGCGGTGTGGTGGCTTGCCTCCCCTA